TTGTAGTTCGTGTCGCCATGGCGCCCACGGCCTTTACGGGGATCATTTTGCATCATCATTTCCTTTCAGCGAGGGCATCAATTTTTGCTTCAAGTCTTGCAAAGCCTGAGTCAAAGCGTTCAATAATCTTTTCCATGTCAGCACGAACTTCTGCGCGAGTGATGTGATCACGGGCAATTTCCTCCCGAGTTCTGTTCAATAGAATCTGGATGCGCTTTTGCTCATCGGATGCTTGCTTAAGCATGAACATCACCAGACCCACCAAGAACGAAGTGATTAGATTCCAAACCAGTGTGCCCGTTTCCATTTAGCACTTCCACTTCCTTAGTGATTTATTGATACGACTATCTGGATCGTTAGCGGTTTTGGCTGACGTAAGATTCTTTTTCATGCCTGACATCCTGGCGCAAAAAGATTTCTTACGTGATCCGCCTTCTGGCTGAGGCGCCTTTAAACCTGGCTTACCAGGGTTGGCTGCGTTGTAAGAAGCCCGGCCCTTGGCATTTAAGCCTCCCTCCGGGTTTTTGCCTTCTTTCCTCTGCCATGCAGGAGACTTAGCCATAAAACACCGTTACTTTGGCATTGGACAACGTGGCATAAGCGCTGGTTTTGCACCAAACGCCCTGAGCCGGGATGACAATATTGAATGTCTCTCCGCCGGCAATTGTGTTTATTGTGAACAACGTGGTTCCACTGGAGCCACCGTCCTTAATAATCACGCTGCCTGCGGATGCACCTGGCTCAACCACCATCCCTCGCACGCGAGTTGGTGTTGCACTAACTACACCTGAAGCCGCCAGCGATACTGCTGATACGTCTGTTTGCATGGTAAACCCCCATCATCAGACGTTTTGCTGGCCAAGATATGGATCGGTAACGTAGTAAAGAATTTGCCCCGAAATGCTTCCGCCAGTTGGCGCGTCACCAGTCGTACCGCCACCAGTGATTTTGACCATCTGAGTAGCAGAAATAATGGTGTTTAGATCATCGCCAGCGGTAGCCGAGGCAAAGTTGATAACCAACTTACCCGTCGTTGCGACAGCGGCAGCAACCAATCCATTGTCGTCCGATGCAGATGTATCGGTATAACCAATCCACCCCATGTCAAACGTAGGAGTTGTTCCGCCAGTTGCAGCACACAAAGCATTGATCTGCACTACGACAGCACCTGCCGGAAGAATAACCGGCGAGCTATCGGCAGAAGAAACTTGAACGGCTACGCTATTTGCAGAAGCGCCTGAAATATAAAACTGAGCCACCATGAGGCCGGTGCCGCAATAAGCGGTGCGAGTTTGATCGCCGCCACCAGAGCGCCAAATGGCTTGGGTCGTTGAAACTGCCATGATAATTCCTTATGCACAAGTCGCTTGTCAATCGGTGCATCGTCTGCTGGGTCAGTTTGACAAGCTAGGTTTCCCAGTTGGTAACAGTATAAATAAAAAAAGGGGGTTTGTAACCCCCTTTCTTCTAAGCGTAATTGCTTATGCGCCTTGGCTTCCGAAGATGCCGAGCGGATCGCTAACCCCGAACGAGTAACGTTCACGGGCTTTGTAGCGTACGTTACCGGTATCGAAGTCCCCGTCCATTCCAGTCTGCATGGGCGTCCGCACAAAGTGCTTCAGTCCATTAGGAACGTCCGTCGTTAAGAACCATGCGTTGGTGTCTGTCAACCAGTGGTTAATGGTGTAACCCTCGGGTACAGAGCCATTGTTCTTAAGCGCGTTGATGTCGTTGTCGTTTGTGCCGACACGCAACTCAGTTTCTAGCAAACGGGTTGCTACGAACTGGAGGCTTGAAGGAACAATCAACTTACGTGGCTTTGCAGCAATCAACAGACCACGTTCATCCGTCCATGCTGCGATTTGAATCACTGCGTTTTCCAACGAAGTTTCATTCAAGTCAGCTTGGGTAGATGGTGTGTTGCTGTTAACGCCACCAGAGACCAGTGGGTGCGAAGTGGAGAACAGGGGCTGGCCGTCACCGTATGTAACAGTAGCTGCCCAACCGTTGTTCAACACGGCTGCCGCTTTCACCTGCTTCGTGTAACTCATAGCACGTGCGAGTGCCTTGGTGTAACGAGAGCTGAGCGAATCGTATAAGTTGTCTTCGATTGCCTCTTCGGTAATCGAGAAACCCATTGCGATTGTTTCGTGGGTGTAGCGAGCCGTCCAAGCTTCCTGCGCATTGTCATAAGCAATTGCAGAGCCTTCGTTCTTGACCGGTGCGGCCGAGAATCCAGACAGCTTGGTTTCCTCTTCAAACGAGCGCTCAGAGGTCTCCGTTTCGTAGATCTCTTTGTGCTCTTCGCCATAACGAGCGTACTCCAGACCGAACAATGCGTTCAAGCCGGGGAGAAGCTCTTTCAGTAGTTGTGCGCGTGAAATAGCCATTTAAGTTTCCCCTTACAGTCCGGTCGGGTTGTAGTAAGCATGTCCACCCAAGAACGTCGAACCGCTAATGCTAGGCATATTAAACTTAACAATAGCTTCTGGGTAGTAGACAGTGCCACTATAGGTAAATGCCGTATCCGGCACCAAATCAACAATACGCAACGGCAATGAATCCGTTACATCTGCCGAGCTCAACAAGATGCCTTGCTGAGAATCGCCAGTCGTTGTATTGAGCGTGTTTGCGACCAATGCAACGTTGTTGTTAATGTTGGTGTAGGTTAAGCCAGAGGTTGTCGAAACAACCGTGGTGCCTGACACTACAGCAACTTGGAACAACTGATCAGGATCTTCGCAGACATAAGCGTAGATAAAGGTGTTTGCCTTTACCGAGGTGCCGCTAATCCACGATTGCGACCAGGTTGGTTGTCCAGTAACGGACGAAACAAACTGACATCCTAGAAAAACACCGGCAAAGCCTGTCGTCGGGGCCGTGGTCGTTGCAGTCGAAACAGCAATCGTGCCGTCGTTAACAAAAGCTACGGGGTCACCATAGCCAATGCTCGACGCACCAGATGCAATACGACGTTGACGAGTAGCTCCGGCAAAGACCTGACCACCGATCAAGTTGATCGGCTTTAGCCCATAGGGCTTGCTAACAGTCGGGTAAGCCATTTGATTTACTCCAAATGAGGTTATCTCTTACCGAATCTGACCTCAGAACGTCTGTCATTAAACAGCGGCATTCTTGGATCATTTTCGCGCATGAAATTACTGTCCACACTCTGCATCCAATCGTGAGCCTGCTTCTGGTAATAACCATTACGCTGCTCAACCATCTCTACAGGGGCGCGGCACAGCATTAATCCACCAATCTCAATATTGCCGGTTTGAGGTCCGGTTGCGAGCAATGCTCGGGCTACTTCTGGATAGTCCTCGTACTTGCATGGTTCAAAACCATCCTGGTGCCGAGTGGCTACATTGCGGGCATCGTCCTTTCCTAATACTGATGTCCGTACCCACCGATGCTTCCATCCGTCACGCGGTAGAGGGTCTGGCAATGAGCTGGGCGGCTTCCACTGTCTAGGACGCTCCGTGTTTTCACGGGTCTGTACTTCACGGGATTCGCGACTCATAGCTTTCCTTCCATCCGTAGTTTTGCCAACTGCTTGGCATATTCTTGAATTGGCACACCAAGGCGTTTTGCCGTGTTGGCCTCAGACTGCGTCAGCTTCAGTTTTTTAGGTGGCGAGCTGCGAGATGCCGGGGCAACCACCGAAGCAGGCCTTCTATAAGTTTCTGGCTCGGCCTGTTTGCCAAAATACTCTGGGAATTTTTCCCTCATGCGAGCATTAATTCGCTCGTAATACTCGTCAGTCGATGCGTAATGATCGCCATGGTCCCGCGTTAACTTCTTGTGCAAGCCCATCGCAAAATACGTCATCTCATCATCAACACCTGCCGCACCAGATTGACCGAACCATGGGTTCTCGTTTTTCCAGCGCTCTGCTTTAGTATCAATGTGCTGCTGAGGTGGATTATATGGCTGATTTTCAACAGGTTGCAAATTCTCCTGTTGCGCCGGTTTAAATCCCTTAACCTTTTCTGCCTTAATAACCGCCTTACTAAACTCTTCTTGGGCCGTCGCTATCTTGTCAGCGTCACCCGTATAAAGCGCTTCTTTGTATTTACGCTTAGCCTCATCAAGCTCTTTCTCCGTCGCAACCTGCATCGTTTTGATTAAGGTTGTTTCGCCAGTACTGAGCTTCTCTTTTAACTTGGCATTTTCATCAGCAATCTGTTTTGCATAAGCAATTGCTGCTTCACGCTCGCGGATAGCCTCTTCCTTCGCCCGGCGCTCATCATGCCTTGAGTGCGTAAGCTGTTGAATACGCTTCTTAACATTGTCTGAGTACTGTCGGATTTCATCGTCCGGTATCTCAGAAGGATCGCTCTTGATTGGATTAACACCTCGATCCTCTGGAGGCGTATCGTTTTCAATCTCAATTTCAACATTGTCGCCCTCTACTTCGACTTCAATGTTTCCTTCATTCTCTGTCGCCATAACTGCTCCTTATGCGCGGGTATAACCGCGTGGATCTTCGACAACACCTTCAACAGTATCGTCATTAATTAACCTAAACTCCCTGCCGTGGATCTTGAATCGTGTACCTGAATAAGCACGTACCAATACAAAATCACCTTCTTTGCACCATGGGCCCGTCGGAAATTTTGCTGTGTCCTTATAGCAATCCGGCCCTTGTTTAATTACAAATAAAACAACGGTGCTGAACTCTTCTAGTTTTGCTAGTGAGTCTGGTTTAAATAAACCATTGGCGAATTTATCCTCCACCTCTGGTAATGCGCATAACATCCGATAACCCGTGGGCGACGGTAGTTGCGTTGCCTGCTCTTCTTCATTTACTACTTCTGACATATCAGTCATCGTATTCCTTCATACGGTTTGCAAGGTCTTCGTTTATGCGTCTCGCGATCAGGAGACCTTGAATCTGACCGCAGACGAATTTGTAATCCTCAAACGACTTCATACTTCCTTGTGCAAGCTGTTCCTCCGCATAACGGATCTGCTTGTTTATTTCAATTCCCAGTGCTTCGTGGAACTCCATCACGGCCCCTTTGAATTTCAGCAGCCTTGTCAATCATCTTGACTTGGTTGTTTTGATTATTAATCCGCTCGTTGGACTTAATACGTTCCTGCTCCAACATGACCTTTTGGTTCTGTGCCTGCTGCTTTAACTGCAACTCAGCCGCATCCATAGCCGCCTCTCGCTGCTCTTTCTGCTGTTTGAGCTGCAACTCTGCTTGCTGCATCTGCACAACGGGGTCTTGCTGCGCCTGCATATTCTGCTGAGCCTGCACCTGCTGCGTGTTCTGCTGCAACAATTGCTGCGCTGCTTGCGCCGTGAGCCTTGATAACTGGACCTCAAAGTCCTCTGGCAATACCGTATTAGGCGCAGGCAACGGCGCACCCAATTGCTCTTCTATCTTGCGTCGATATAAGAATGCTAAATGCTCATTAATATGAGCCTGTGCAGCCGCCATCATTTGGCCAGCCATTGGGTTTTGTTGCATTTGCTGCCTTAATAATGGGTCATTTAATGCAGCCATATGCACAGTAATATGCGCTTCGTGATCCTGATATATAAACGCTTTAACAGGTTTCATAATCAGAATATCCATATTTTCAGAAACCGGATCTTTTGGATCTTGTTCCTTAGTAACAGGTATTAATTTATCAATATCTTTAATACCCAATACACCGAGCATACGTTTATGTAGCTCTGGCATATCATATATTTGCGGGGATTGCGCTGCTAATTGCAATACTGCTTGATATTGAGTAACTCGCTGCGCTAATGTTGTAGCATTTGGATCAGATACAGGTATTACTTCAACCGTATCATAATCAGCTTGTTTAGCTGCGCGTCCTAATGGTGAATCTACGTCGTAATTATAATCAGTGGGTAGATAATCTCTGATAATAGCGGCTAATAACTTAAACTCCTGGCGCATTGAATAATGTAATCGCGCCTGTACCGCCGACATTACCTTTAATGTACGTTCTAATACCGCTAACGTTGTACCAACTGGGGTATTTGCCGATAAATCGCTGATTTGCATGTCTGCTGTTGCAGCAAACCGCCTTCCTTCCTCGACAATTGTCCCTAATAAGCTATAAAGCACCTGGCTTGGTTCTTTATAGGGTAGGGGAAGGATGTTATCCCTGATAGAACCTGATGGAACGTCTACATCACGGAACTCTCCGGGTGCGATTGGGGTGTCATCACCCTTAACTCGTAGGCCGCGGGACTTCAAACCGCCAGGAAGGTTCGATAATGTACCTGCATCCACCAACTGGCGGATCAAAGACGTACCTGATTTAGCAAAACCCCCGACTAAATGGATCAAACCGAACCCATAGAACCCAAATCCGGGTATATAGGTGTAGTGTGTGTAGTGCATCCGCTTTAATTTCAGCGGATCTTCCTCGTACCAGTTCCTTCTAATAGCCAAAATCTCACTGGTACTCTTATCAATGGTCACTATATAGGGCAAAGCAATGCCTGTTGGACCATCTTTATCGCTATCTTCAAAGCCTGGCAGGTCCAAATCCACGCACATTTCAAGGATTCGGTAGCGATCGTCCATGGTGGCGGACAATCCCTGCTCTTCGGCCTTGCGTTTCTCAATATCGTCTAATAATGACGATGGTTCGCCTAGATCAACGTCTCTCCAAAGCCCT